GCAGCAGGTAGTAATTACGCATCAACAACAGCTCCTACAAGTGGTAGTGGGTATTATAATTTTACTGGTCAATTTAACAGTCCCAACTCTTCTTATAGCGGTATGTATCAAATGATGTCTTTAATTGAAGGAGTTGAGTATGAAATAGATGTTGACACTCCTATAAATACAGGAATAGGAGTTATTTATATTAATGTGTACACTAAACAATCAACAACTAGTCCTACTCTTTATTCTAGTAAATACAAATTAATTTCATCAAAAACCATATCATATCCTATTATAAGAACCAGAATAGGTAATGTTAAATCAATATTTAAAGCATCTAGTCCTAAAGATATTATTGTTATATACTTCACGACTTTAGATTCAACTGCTCAGAATGTTACGATAACTAATATATCAGTAAAAGAAAAGGAAGAGTATTTAGTCCCTATATATGCTGAAGATATATTTGGAAATTCACATAAAGTATTAAGAATAGCTGCTGATCAAAAAATATCTAATGTTTAAATTTAAAAGAACAAATAAAACTCTTATTGAGGTTGCATTTATACTTAGGAAGGGGTTACAAGATGAACTTAAATCTCAAAAGCATAATGCTACTGGTAAGCTGAGTAGAGGACTTAGATACGACATTAAGAATAATGTTTTAAGTTTGATGTCATCTGTTAGTTATTGGAAAGCAGTAAACAATCCATTATTTGCTAAATCCCCAAATATTCAAGAAATAAAAAAATGGATGGATGTAAAGCGTATGCAAGGTAGTGCTGTACCAATATTAAGAAAGTTAAAAAATAAGGGATATGGAAAACCTTATGTTGTTTGGACAGAAGGTAATAATATAAGAAGAACTGACTTTGCAGGATATACAGCAAGAAAGTTTAAAGATAAGATAGTTCTTAGGTTAGCACCATCTATAGGTAAAGATGTAGCAGATATGATAGCAGAACAAATAAAAATAAATAATCCAACAGTAAATGTTTAAAAGGCATTTTAATTAATTATATATAATGGCAACGAATACAGAAAAAGTAGTAGTTCAGGTAATAGTAAAAGGTGGTAAGGATTTAGATAACTTAACTAAGAAAACAGGTGACGCTACTAAAAGTACAGGTGGATTGACTAAAGGTATGGCTAAGATGGCTGGAGGTATTTTAGCTGCTGCTGCTGCATTTAGAAAAATAGGTCAAGTTATATCAGGTGCAATAAAAAGTTTTACTGCTTTTGAATTTCAAATGGCTAAGGTTAAAGCAATATCTGGAGCTAGTGAAAAGGATTTTAAAAAACTATCTAATACTGCTCAGGATTTAGGTCGTTCAACATTTTTTACTGCACAACAAGTTGCAGAACTTCAAACTAATTTTGCTAAATTAGGATTCAGCACCAAAGAAATATTAAATGCTCAAGAAGCAACATTATTATTAGCAACAGCAACAGGAAGTGATTTAGGTAGAGCAGCAGTAGTGGCTGGTGCAGCAGTAAGAGGTTTTCGTTTAGATGCTAGTGAAACAACAAGAGTGGTAGATGTGATGACACTTGCATTTAATTCATCAGCATTAGATATTGAGAAATGGCAAACTTCTATGACTAAAGTAGCTCCTATTGCTGCTGGTATGAATATAGAGTTAGAAGATACTGCTGCTATAATGGGTACACTTACTGATGCAGGTATTGAAGCATCTATTGCTGGTACATCTATGAGAAACATATTCTTGAAGATGAAAGATTCATCATCTGACTTATCAAAATTCTTAGGATTTACTGTAAATAGTTCTGTAGATTTATCTGAGGCATTAAAGAAGCTAGGTACTGCTAGTGATACAACTTTAGATGGTCTTGTTAATATTAGACAGGTTGCTGCTTTTAGTGTAATGGTAAGAGGAGCTAAAAGAGTTGAGAAATTAACAGAAGAATTAAGAAATGCGAAAGGTGCTGCTGAAGAAGCTGCTAGTATTATTGGAGATACGCTAGAAGGTGCATTTAAAAGATTAACTTCAGCTTCACAAGGATTAGCTATAAAACTTACTGCAGACTTAGGAGGTGGACTACAAGATATGATTGATGGATTTGCTAATTTCATCAATAAACTTACAGACTCTTCAGAGGCTATTGCAAATACTGTAAGAGCATTAATTACATTAGGAAAGTGGATTGGAGCTATGGCTCTTGGTATAAAACTTTATGCTGTAGCTTCTTTAGGAGCGACAACAGCAACTGGTGCATTTCGTAGAGCATTAGTTTTAGCTAGAGTTGCTTCAAGAGCATTTACCACATCAATAAACATCTCTAGGGTAGCAATGAAGAAGTTTTTGATTGGTAGTGGTATTGGTATTGTTGTGGTGTTACTAACAGAACTTGCTTCTGCTTTTATATTTTCTGGTGATTCTGCTGAAGATGCTGCTGGTAAAAATGATACTTATACAGAATCATTAAAAAAGCAAGCAGCAGCCCAAAAGCAACTTGATGATATAAATGAAAAACCACTTGCCAAAACTAGAGAACAAGGACAATTAGATTTACAGAATCAAAACGCATTAATAAAGAGTTACGAAGATGTAATAGAAATAAATAAGGAAAAATTAAAAATAGTTGGTTTAACTTCTGAAGAAGAAAGAAAATTAAATGATACTATAACTAGACAGTCAGAAGCTCTATTAGAACTTGAGACAAAAAAATTAAGAATACAAAAAAATAATTCTCAACTTAGACAGAATATATTAAAGAAAAATTTTGACAATGATATTAAGGCAGAAGAAAAAAGAAATAGAGATTTAATAAAAGAAGAAAAACTTAAATTACTTGCTGATGAAATAACCAAAAAACAGTTTAATCATAATATTGAACAACTTGAGCTTATACACTTAGATCGTATGATTTCTGTTAAAAATAAACATAAAGAAGATTCAATAGATTTAGAGGAAGAATTATTAGATTTACAAATAAAAATACATACCGATAAAGAAGAACAAACAAGATCACTAATAGCTTTAGCTAAAGAAGAAATGGCTATACTTCTTAAAATGCCTGAAGAAACAGAAGAAGAAATAACAAAAAAACACGAATTAATAGATATACTTCAGTTGGAGATAGATAAATTATTGGCTCTAGGCAGAGCTAAGGATAAGCAGGTTGAAAAGAATAAAGAAATAATTGAATTTAATCCTTATCAGTCTACTTTAGAAGATTTGGATGAATTGATAGCAAAAGACAAACAGGCGGCAGATGAAAGAATAGCAAATGGAGAGAGAGTGTTAAATGCCATGACTGTAACTTCTGATGCAATTTTTTCAATATTAAATAGTAACGCAAGCAGAAGAGCAACGACAGATGAAAAGATACTTGAAGAGAGAAAACAGGCTGGATTAATAACAGAGAAAGAATATGAAGATGGGGTAGAAGCTATACAAAGAAAAGCATTTGAAAGAAAAAAGAGAATGGATATTGCTCAAGTAGTTATAGATACGGCATTAGCAATAGCAAAAATACAGTTAAATGCAGCAGTTATGAAAAGTAATCCAGTTACAATACTATTTGCAGGTATGTCTATATCTCAAATAGGTTTAGCTATGGCTACAGGAGCTGCCCAAATTGCAGTAATAGCATCACAAAAATTTGCAAATGGTGGAATGATAGAGGAATTTGCTGATGGAGGGATGGTTAATGGTAAATCACACGCACAAGGAGGAGAGAAGTTTGCAGTAGGAGGTAGAGTAGTTGAATTAGAGGGTGGTGAGGCTGTTATAAACAAAAGAAGTACAGCAATGTTCTCTAGTCAATTATCTGCAATGAATTCAGCAGGAGGAGGTGTTAAGTTTGCTGATGGAGGACTTCTTAATCAGCCTTCATTCTCACAGCAACAGTTTAGTGCATTAGGACAAAACCAAATGATGGGTGCAATGGGAGGTTCTAGTAAAGTAGTAGTAGTAGAAGCAGATATTACAGATAGTCAGAATACAGTAAGCGTGATACAATCTCAGGCAACAATTTAATAACCAAAGAAATAAACAAATGTTTGTTGATAAGAAAACCAAGTTACAAAGATTAGATATATGTAAAAGTTGTAGTTTTTACCGAAACTTTTTACTGTTAAAGAAACCTAAAATAAGTAGAGGATCAAGATGTGCTAAATGCAAGTGTTTCCTTGATGCTAAGACATCATTAACAAAAGAGTTTTTTGGTAAATGTCCAGAAAATAAATGGTAAAACTTCCTTATGAATTTTAAAGAAATCGCTGATAATTACAGCAAGAACAAAAGAAAGATGATGACTGAAGCAGTTATAACTAACAAAAATCATCAAAGAAACTTCCCAACCTATCAAGCAACTTCATTAAACTTAATGTTTTCTGAGTGGCATTTATTATTTCCATCTAATAAACAAAGTATTAATTGCACTTCTTGTAGAGGGGCAGTTTGTAAGTTTTGGGAGATGATGGTAGATGAGTGGATAGAAATAGAGCAAACTCCTAAAAAGAAAAATGTCCCTAAAAAAAATAAGACAAAATAAAGTAGATGTAGTCTATGACTTCATTGAAATTGCTGGTATTGAATTAGAGAAGAGGTTTGGAGAAAGTCCAACCTGTAAGGATATTATAAGACATCTTGCAGAAAATGGAACTATAGAGCCTAAGAGAATTAGGAACTATATGATTATTGCTGACTTTGATAAAATGCTAGTAGGCAATGAAGGTAGTAGAACTAACACTTGGATGGATTTGTCTATTAAGTATGATATAAGTGAGAGCATGGCTCAAAACATAGTCTACAAGGAAAGAAAAAAATCTAAACCATCTAGCAATATAACCTACTAAAAGTTTTGTAGGTAAATTGGGTAAGTTTGAAATCACTTACTTGTATTTTCGCCACCATGAACGAGAAATGGTATAACATTCAAAACAAAGCAGGTGAAACTGCTGAAATATATATCTTTGATGAGATTGGGACTTATGGAGTAACTGCACAAGACTTTATATCTGAAATTAAAGATTTAAAAGATATGCCTATCAATATACGCATTAACTCTTTAGGAGGAGATGTGTTTGATGGAATGGCTATGTATAATGTAATAAAAAGAAGAGAGTATAAAACTACAGTCTATATTGAGGGCATAGCAGCAAGTATAGCTACTATCATTGCTTTAGGTGCAGATGAGGTTATAATGGCTGAGAACTCTTTATTTATGATTCATAACGCTTGGGGAGGAACTTCAGGAGAGGCTAAGGATATGCGCAAGACTGCAGAAACTCTTGATAAGATCACAAGTGAATTAACAGACATATATAGAAAGAAAACAGGATTGTCTAGCGAGGCTCTTGTAGATATGATGGATGAAGAAACTTGGTTAAATGCTCAGGAAGCGTTTGACTTAGGATTCATTGATACTATATCTGACTCTATCAAGGTGGCTGCAAAGTATGATGTTTCTAAGTTTAAGAACATCACACAAGAAGAAATTAAGAATAAATTAAGTATTAATATAAATAACAAAAAAATGACTAACGAGTTAAAAGAATGGTTCAATAGTAAGGTTGAAGAAATTGTTGCTTCTGTAAAAGGAGAAGTAAAAGTTTCTGCTGATGTTGCTGAACAAACTGCGATAACTGTGAACTTAGGAGATAACAAAGAAATTACAAATAAGATTTCTGAATTTGAAGCTAAGAACATTGAATTATCAAACAAAATGTCTTTACTAGAAGAGGAATTAGTTTCTGCAAAAGGAACTAACGAAACTTTAACTGTAGAGGTAGAAGGTTTGAACGCAAAAATCAACAAAGCAGATGCTAAAGGTACAGAATTAGAAACTTCAAGCGACCCTGCAATAGTTGAAAACAAATCAGTAGATGCTAATATGGGTTTTTACAACATGATAGCAGGAAGAATTAAAACAACATTTAATAATTAAAAAAATAGAATAAAATGGCAAATGTAGCAGATAATCAAATCACAGCAACTTATGGTGGTGCGAATTTAAACGGAATATTTTACGAACCAGTATTTAGAAGTGATGAAATAATGCGTAACTATAGGGTAATACCTAATGTTAAGCATAAAATGAATGTATTTACAGCAGCACCTTTAACAAAAATTGTTGAATCTTACTCAATTTGTTCTACTAGTAGTACTACTACAGACTTTGATATAATGAGTAAAACAATTACTGCAGGAAGATGTAGAGTAGCTTTAGAACAATGTTGGGATGAGTTTAAAGATACTTTCATTGAGGAGTCTTACAGAAATGGTGTAGATGTAACTAATATGGAAGGAACACAAGTAGGAGATGCAATTGTAAACAGAGCAGTAGCAGGTATCGCTTCAGATGTAGTAAGATTAGCTTGGGGTGGTGATATAGTAGGAGCAGTACCAGGATATACAGCATTTGATGGTTGGATGGAATTAATGAAAGCAGAAACTGTATTAGAGCAAGCTGGTGTAGCACCATTAAATCCAACAGCACAAGAAGCACTAAACTTGATTATGAAAGTTTATGATGGAGCGCCAGCAGCATTACAGCAAGTAGCACCAGCAGATAAGAAAATGTTTGTAACTCCTAAGTTATATAACGCTTACTTACAAAACATTGAAGGTAACGGAGCTGATTTAGCAATCGTTAATATGGTAGATGCTTCACCT